TGCATACTCTCTTGAACAAGAGGAATACATTCTTTAATAAATTCTCCCGTAATATCTGAAGTACTCTTTTCCTCAGCCCAAAGAGAGTAAACAATATTATCTAATGGACAGCGATCAAATAAAACTTTATCACCTGGTGAATAATTTTTTAAATCATCAACGAGACATTTTAAAATAGTTTCTTGTGTAATTTTATTTGTTTCTTTATTAATTAAAAGATTGTTTTCTTTTACAGTTTTTCTATATCCAGACTCATGAGCTTTGTAAGCAGGCCAAGTTTTAATAATATCATTGACAAGAGTTGTTTTACCTTGACAAGCGGATCCTACAATTGCAATTCTCATGTTGTACTATTTAGTATCGTTATACTAAACTTTCAAGGCTTTATTCCAAATCAAAAGTTGTAACCGTGGACTAAAGTTAACGTGCATAGCTTTAGCATATTCAGCTACTGCAGGAGCGTTTTCAACATGCTCTTCACGTGAACCACAACAAGGCATAAACCAAATACGATTTCTAGTCACATTAATACCACGATTATCATCTACATACTTTTCCCAAATTTCATTAATGTCTTCTGCTTTATTAATAACGAACTTAAATCCAGATTTATTTCTTACATGCCATTTAAGAACCTCAGGTTTATATGTTTTATCTTCTGGATCTCCATTTGAACGAAGTTTAGGAGATGTAGTAAAGGTTGCACTGTATAATCCATCAACATGATCACAAGGTGAAAGCCATTTATTATCAGGCATAATTGTAGCATTTGTTTCAAAATCAATACGTGGAATAAAATTATATCGTTCTTGAAACGCTGCAATAAATTTAAGCAATTGCTTTTCCTGAATAATTGGTTCACCACCTGTAAGTTTTAAAATAGCTCTATTACGAAGATGTTCAATATAATTATTATCTTCCATAAGTTGGAAAATTTCGACAAATTTCATTTTATTTTTTACCGACCAAGAAATAAATGAATCACATCCATTCGGTGAATCCTCAGAAGCAAAACCAATGCACGTTAAATTACACATTGACATACGCATAAACACAGAAGGAACACCTACATATTCTCCTTCTCCTTCAATGGTATAGAACACTTTATCGTCAGACAAAAATAATGTCTCTGTATTAATATCAATCATATTGAGTATAATATTAACTGCTTTACCTACGTAAATCAAGGCTCAAATTGATTAAATATTTGTAGATGAAAAAGAAGAAGGCTGTGAAAACAGCCCCACCATCGGGTGCTAGTTCGGTTGAAAAACCAGCTGACACATCACTATATGTAGCTCAGAGAGAAAAAATTGATTTTACTCTCAATGTCAAAGAACTCCCTTGGACAGATAAGCAAAAAGAGATAATTAATCTTTTTTTAGATAAGGATACAAAATTAATGATCCTTAAAGGTCCTGCTGGTACATCTAAGACAATTCTTTCTATGTATCTTGGGTTACAGCTTCTTAATATGAAGAAAGTATCAGATATTGTACTTGTACGTTCAGCTGTTGAAAGTTCAGATTCAAAGCTTGGTTACCTTCCAGGTGATATTAATGAAAAAGTTAATGTTTATATGACACCTTTTAATGAAAAATTTTCTGAGCTTATAATTCAACCTCAAATTCATCGTTTACATAAAGATAATAGAATAACAATCTGTCCTATTAACTTTGCACGTGGTTTACACTTTGCTGTAAAATTTATTTGTTGTGATGAAAGTCAAAATTTAACAACCCGTGAACTTCAAACACTTTTAACTCGTATGGGTGAGTTTAGTAAAATGATTATATGTGGTGATCCTGATCAATCGGATCTTCCGTATGGTAAATCAGGTTTCAATGCTGTATATAAAGCTTTTGATACCGAAGAAGCTAAAACACATGGTGTACATTGTGTGGAATTAACGGAAGATCATATTGTACGTTCTGCATTGTGTAGATATGTTACACATGTCTTTAAAGACATTATGTATACAACAATGTCTGTTAAACAGCACCCATAGCCTTTAGCTCAGCTAAAGCAGCAGCAATACTATCCTGAGCTTGTTTAATATCATCAGGTGTTTGATCTTTTGGTAATACAAGCTCAGGTGTCTTTTTAAAATTTACGCTCAGTTCACCTTCTAAACCTACCTCTTGAGCAATTTTAGTTAATGTTTGATTAAGCATTTGCTGCATTGGATCGGGTGGTCTTTGATCAATTAGAGATGAAAGATTTATATTAGGTACTAATAGATTACTCGTATCAATAGAACCTTTATTTTGAACTTGAGAGGTATAAATGTTGGTTATGTCTCCAGCTGGGTTTAAACTTGAAGTATTTTCTTTATTTAAAATTTTTACAGGTATAAGATAATCACCTATCTCACCGCCGTAAATTTGTTGCATATGCTCGGCGTTCATTAGACACCCCAACTTGTACCGCCAAATGGATTTGACCATCCCTGGGTTACCTGACCTCTACCAACAGTTACGCCTGTTGGTCCTGCAGGCAAATCAGGAAGTAGAGCAATTTCAATAGAAGTTGGTGTTTCTGTTGGCTGAACATTTGTTTCTGTTGTAGAAGGAATCTCAGCTGTTACAGTTGTTGCAGGAATTGAGACATCAGGTGTTGATACTGTACTAACTGCCTTTGTTTCATTTAAAAGTGTTACACCACCGTATGATGTTGGCATTTGAAATGAATGAGTAATTACATTTGGTTTTACATAAATGGCAGAATTAGCTTCATGCTCAAATACTTCTACTTTCTCTACCCAACAACGTTCACCATAATTCTCTTTTAACCAATTTGTTGCAGCATTAAAACAAAACTCAGCAGTTTTTTCAATACCTACAGAATCCATAATACGAAGATCACAACCTCCTTGAGAATGTAGCAATTGAAATGTTTCTAATAAAGGATCATCTTGAGCTACACATAATGTATGATCAAATTGATGTTGAAGAATAGATTTTAATGTTTTAAGACTAGCAAAATCTACTACCCAGTTTTTTTCATCTAATGATGAAGCAGCAAAATAAAATTTAGCAAGTAATTGATAACCGTGAATCTTAGAACAATGTGATGTAGCTCTCCATTGTCTAAATGCACAAGAACCTAACTCTAAAAGCTTAGTTGACTGATAATTACTCATATATTTTTATTATAACTGATATATTTTAGTAAATCAACTTAAATTGAAAAAAATATAGAAGTTGTCTTTGGCTCCTCTTCTTCGATATGCTCAGTATTTTCTATATATTCTATATTACTTAATCACTAGACAAAAAAAGCAACTCTCTAAATTAAAGTCTTTAAAATACGATTTACAGTATCATTAAAATTTTCATTCATATGAGCAGCATAAATGCGAGCCTTAGCTTTAGCTCTTGTTACTGATTTTCCAGGCATACACTTCTTATTTCCGATTTTTTTACAAACTTTATATCCACCCTTGACTTTACGTATATTGTATGGCATAATAAAGTTACTTAACTGGTGTTGGAGTCGGTACTGACGCAGGTTTTGGTACAATCTTTAATGTTTTTTGCCATTGCGCAGTAATATTTTTACTTTGTGCGTTTGCATTCTTTTGAATAGCAGGATCGGTAAGTAATTTACCTTTATTTGCTGGATCCAATACACTCCAACCGCTTTTAGTAAATAGGTAAGAACGTTTACCGTCGGCTGTTGTGAAACGAGATTGACCAGGTACGGGGCTTCCCTCAGGAGTTCTTGCAGTAGGCCCAGTTGTTATTGTGGGAGTTGGAGCTGATGTAGGTGTTTCAGGTACATCAGGCTTAATTACTGTTTTTGCTTTCGGCTCTTCAGCGTATGATTTAATATAATTGTTTAAATCACTATTAAATTTGTTCATATCTACTTTATGACCTTGTAATGAGCTTGTAAGATCAGAAATACCATAATTCTTATAACCTCCTCGACCAAAGTTTAGTAATTCACGCTTTGTCGCAGTATCTGTTACGGTGGTTGGTGATATTTTCTTAGGTAGATCAGTAGGTTGATTAATTAACCAATTTCTAAATTTATTAACATCGAGATTAGCATTGTCAAATGCTTGCTGTATTGTTTTATTTTTGGTATTTGTATATTCTTGACCTAGGCCCTGTAAAGCTCCACCAATTCTTGCACCACCATAAGCTGAAGCAATTTTACCAGCACCTCTTAACCAAGCACCTGGATCTTTTATGCTAGCTTTTGCTGCATCAACACGCTTACCAATCATTTTTACAGCAGTTGCTTGTTTAGCTTTATTAAGTAAATTTGTAAATACACCTTCATTTACAGTACCATCATTGTCAGAAATAAAATTTCTATAAAGAATTTTTAACTCATCATCAGTTAAACCTACAGTTTTTAAAATAGACTCGACATCTTCAATAGCAGGTGCATTTAAGAGTAATTCAGCTTCTGGAGTGGAAGTATCAATACTACATATATTACAAATATACTCTTTAAACGCACGTAAAGTCTCAGACTCTTCATCAGACATCAACATCTGTAAGAATTGCTGCGGTATATCCATAACTGACGATACACCATCAGGGTTCATAACAAGAACTTTGGGTACATCACCTGTTTCTGCTAAGATATATCCTTCATAGCCATTGCATTGTGATAAATCTTCAGCCTGATGTACAAGACTTGGATCTACCTTAATACGAACACGCTTGAGATCTGTTTTCTTTAAATTATTTTCAATGATTAATTCGTATTTCACTATTAATATTTATTGTTGATAGTAAGAAAATAGATAGTATAATATGTATATGTCTGAATATACAAAAGAGTATAAATTAAAGTTTGCTAACGGAAATCATCCTCATTCTGCTGAAGAGAGGAAAGTTATTATTGAAAATGCAGCTAAAGCTTATGAAGCATATCTTGATGCACTTGGTTTTGACTGGCGTAATGACCCTAATAGTACTGGAACACCGTTAAGAGTAGCTAAGGCATTTGTTAATGACCTTGCTGCTGGTTGTTATGATGAACCTCCTAAGGTTACATCATTTCCAAGTAATGGATATAACGGAATGGTGTTTCAAGGCGGTATTCCTGTTAAGTCAATGTGTAGCCATCATCATCTTGCCTTTACAGGTGTTGCCCACGTAGCATATATACCGTCTGCTGAGGGTAGAGTTATTGGATTATCAAAACTTAACCGTATTGTAGAGTTTTATGCACGTCGTCCTCAGATTCAGGAAGGATTAACTGTACAGATTCATGATGCAATCAATGAAGTATGTGAATTAAATGAGGGTGTTGCTGTAATGTTAAGTGCCTCTCATACATGTGCTTGTCTAAGAGGTATTAAGCATGATGGTTGTGAGATGAAGACCTCAAAGCTTAGTGGTGACTTTATGAAAGATGGAGCTACAAGAGCTGAATTTTATAACTTCATTAGTAATATGAAAAGTTAGTCTCCTTGCTTTACATCAATAAGAGCGTTTATCTTTTTAACAAACGGCTCACCAATTAATACCGGTTGATCATTCTGAGCTCGATCTGCGAGACTAAATGTGATACCGGTATAATGTTTACCTTGTAAAGTAAAATTAAGCTCTACTGTTGGACGAGATTCAATATTACCACTTCCAATATTAATATCTACTTTACCTGTACAGGGTAAAGTCATACGTTTATCATTTACAGTTGTAAATGTACATTCATGACCGTGATGTTCTATATCTAAACCAAGAAGAACATTATAAGCTTCATTACCACTATCAATCTTTGCTTCTACTTCACCAATACCCTCAATGTCAATTATCTCTGTGACACCTAGTATAGGTCTATTCGGTGAACCAGCTGATCTACCGTTTACATATTCTTTAAATGTTTTCATAATATTATTTTTTCTTCCAAGAAATTCGTTTTGAACTTTTTTTAATATTTTTTCTACTATTACACATTGCCTTAGTCGGACGACATGCTGGATAGCTTCTACGCTTTTCACCTTTCTGTCTGCCGCATGGTTTACCAGTCTTACAATCTATCCAACCGTGTCCGTGATTACGTGAAAACCAACCATGAAGACCTTGTTTTTTTTCTTTTGAAAAATCTTCAATAAGTATCTGTACGAGGTCGTTAAATTTCATTTCTTTTTCCAAATTTTACCCTGACGGCATTTAACAACTGCTCCAGACTTATAGGCAGATGTTTTTTTGCCGTAAACAGAGTCAGCTCTACTTAAACAGCGATCTCTTTTAACTTTTTTTTCTACAAAAAATTGTTTAAACGTTAACATTTCCATCTCCTTCTTGCTGCGCATCCACGAGTCTTCTTACCAGCACAACCTCCAGCTGGAATCCAAGCGCTACTTCTTGCACAAAAACTCTTTCTACGTTTTGAAGCTTTAGATCCTTTTTTAGCCTTACCAGTTACTGGAGCTTTAAGGTGTGATCCGGTAGCGCGGTTATATTTTGCTCTACCCTTGGCTGTTAAGCCACCTCCACGATTAACAGGTAATTTTTCTCCACGCTTAATAGATAAACTTGGAGCTTTCTTTTCATTTAAGATCTCTATGAAACGTGATTCAAATAGACATGACATACAATTATTTATGCACATATAGACTAAATAATTGTATATGTTTGCCAAGGACTTTAACCTCCTCAATGAAATTTATAATCAACGCGTCTATAGAGAATCTGATGAAACGGGATCAGTTCTCGATCATACAACGGCCGCTTCATCTAATGGTGCTATTAATCAAGCTCCTATGAGAGTATGCTTAAAGTGTAAGCAAACAAAGCCAAAATGTCCATGTGAAGCAAGTGAAGAAGATGATATGGTATTTGCTGATAAACCAGTACATAGCGGGTATGATAATGAAGGTATTGAAGATCATCGTAACTCACATGAAACAAATGGTTATATGGCTAAACAGCAATGTTTTAGAATTGCTAAAATGGCTGCCATGTTACACGAGCTTGTTAAGGATGAAGAAGAATTATCACCATGGATTGCAGCTAAAATTACACAATCATTTGATGATTTAAACGCTGTATTTGCTTATAAAGATTATGAGCAATATAGAGATGAAGTTGAAGGACATGCTGAAGAAATTGAAGAAGGTTCAGCTCAAGATTTTATTGATAGTATTAACAATGGCGGTAGTAGTATTGTTAATCAAATTAAGCGCACAGTACGTAATGAGTCAAAAGAAAATATTGAAAAAGTTCTTTTGGAATGTGTTAGAGTTCTTGAAAGTAAAAAGAGACGTTAATTTACTTTATTGTGGCTAAAAACTTATTTGTTAACTCTTCTATTGTCTTAGGACCTAGAACGAATTTAATAACGGATAGATAAGGATTTTGATTACCTTGTAATCTTGTATTAAGTTCAGTAATAAATTGATCTATTCTTGATCTTTCAGCTTTAATGGCAGCAGTTGTATCTTGAACAGCTTTTTGATCATTCTTATTAATTTTAAATAAAGCTTGTTCAATATCTTTTTTATATTTTTGTAACGATGCTGTAAGATCATGTACCATTTGATTAGCATCTTTAAACTCAATCTCTTCAGCAGCATCACCGTAAAGTACATTAAGCATTTCATCTAAAGTACTAAATCTAGCACCTTTTATTTCCATTGCATCAGTAAGTTTTTGTACCTGCTTATCATCTAATACAAATATATCAGCATTCTTTAATACATCATCTTTAAGCTGATTAAAGAGTGACTTACGATAATCTTTCAACGCATCAACACCTGCCCATTGTTCAGCTCTACGTCTTCCAAAACCTTCTAAGTCAACTAGCTTAGCAATTGCACCTGTTTGTATATTACGAATAATAGCACCTTCAATCTCAGCAGCACCTAATGAAGAAGGCTCAGTACCTACGGATCCAAGAAGAGACTTCTTTATCATAGTTTGTAAAATTTTAAATTCAGCTACTGCTTTGGACTTTGCTTCAGCTTCATTACCCGTTCTCTTTCTTGAAGCCATTACAGCCATATTTTCAGCACTACAGGTCTTAGTAATTTGCTGTTTTACTTCATCACTAATTTTTAACTGTAGAGGCTCTTTATCATAAAAATTCCAACCCTCCTTACCATTTAAAGCAGTAATAATTTGTTTCTTAATTTCTAATCCTTCTGGTGTAGTTGAAATGTCAGTACCTTTTGGTGTATCTAGTTTAACAACACCAAATACAACAACAGCTCCTTTACCAATTAAATCAGCAGCGTATGGTATGACATTCATATGTGCTTTGCTAAACATTTCACCAAAAATTTGTATTGGTGCGCCAACTTTTTGTTCAAATGTTTTAAACAAATTAGCTACATTACTTTTTTGAAGAGTTTCTAATAGTCTACCAAATCCATCAAAAATATCATTATCATATGATTTAGCAAATTGATAAAACTCAGCTGAAGATGTAACCGGGTTGCCTTTTTTAGATTTTACAAATATTTGCCCTTCATCCGTTAGACCAAACGAAACATTCGAACCGTCATACTTTTCAGATACCTCCCAAGCACCACCACTAAAAAGACTGCAAAAATCTTTTGGAGTCATTTGATCAATATGTGGAATTGAAACCATCTTAACGGCTTTTTCTTCAATAAATACACTTTCATTAAAGGCCTGTTCTTCTTCTGAAGTATTGATATTACCAAAAAATGGCCTAAGATAAGACAAAGCATTTTTAGCTTCCTGTACTGTCATTTGACCTTGATTTCTACCTGTAGCAGGATTTGGAAGCTTTGTTTTTATATTTTTTACAAGTACATCCCAAATTTTTTGTCTACGCTCTTGATCAAATGTTGAAATAAGTTCAGACATTTTAACAACATGCTTCATATCTTCAGCATTTTTAAATCCTAAGATAGCAGCTAATGTATCAATATCTTCATACGCTACGGGCGTTACTTCTTTACCGCTAACAAATCGTTGAAGTTGATCAAACTTAACACCATTCTTACTATATGTTTTTTCTTTATCTCCAGCCTTCCAAGTAATTTTATACGCAAGACCTTCACCACCAAGAGTATATCTTATATTGTAAGTAACAGGACCGAGTTTATTATTTTTAGCTACAAAATTTTTATACTCTTCTGTATTTTTAACAGCATTATCTAATGCTTGAGTCTTAACGGGAGTAATAGGTGTTGATGCAGCAATTGCTCTAATCATTAAATCTCTTACTGCACCCTTAATACCTTCAGCTATATCTGCCATACTAGCAAATTGAGATACACCAAAATATTTTTCTTTGCCTTTAATATTAACAATATCAATTTGAATTATGTTATTTGTGTTACCTAAAACAACAGCTGTGTTAATTTCTTCACCAACTACCTCTGCAGCATATTTTTGAGGAAATGTTTGTGTTAAAAAGTTTGCGACGTCATGCATTGTTACACCGTCATTTAAATAAACATCTAAATCAATATCACCAAAATCTGTTTTTGCTTGAAGAGCTTTTTGAATTATTTCTTTAGTTTCTATTTCATTTGGTGTAGGCGGTTTGATACCGGCTTTAATTGCAAACAGACGACTTGATCCAAGATAAAAAGAAGACTCTCTTGAATCAACATAATTTTTTTTACGTAATAAAGATAATAACTCTTGAACTTCTTTTACAACTTCTGGAGTAGGTGTTGCTCTTGTATAATGAAGTTTATCATTACCTGTTGCGGCAATTAAATCACCGGTAAGATTTTCAGCAGCTTGACCGCCTTCTAAAAGAAAATAACCTTTATTTGAATCTCTAACTACACTTTCAAACAAAGAACTCTTAAGTCTATTTAATTCAATAGCATCAAGAATTAATTGAGCGTAGCTGTTGAATTTCATTATTAAATTGTTCTGTCAAAAGCAGCGCTATCTGGACTCGCTATACCACCATTAGAACCATAAGGTGCAATAGCAAAATTTGTTTTGCTATCATTTGGATTACTATAATTATTATCTTGTGAACTAAATGCACTGGCACCGTTTAGATCATTATTATCTTGTTCTTTTGTTTTGTTGAATTCAATATCAAATTTAACAGGTAATTTAACTTTTCTATCTTTAAATTTTAAATCTTTAATTACAACACCTGCATGACCACCTGTATGACCAATCTCTTCGTGCATTCTTTCTTTAAGAATTTTACCCATTAAAATTGCAGCGTGTAAAAATACAGCACCAGCTATTGCACGTCTCACCTGTACGTCATTACCATCTTTTACAGTCGTACTAAGCGGTAATTTGTCAAAAATATTATTATAATTTTCAAACCCAATAGCACGTATTTTTCTGCCATTAGCTAAAGAAATCATTTCACTATTAGGATTATCGAGTTCATGTAACCAAGCACTAAGTCGTTTTGTTACTGCATGATCATGTGTATATAAAACAGTAACTTCTTTTTGCAAAGCATTATTAAAATCAATATGTTTAATTCCTAATGTTTTAGCAGCATCATCAAAAAGCTCAATTAAATCCTTACCTGTTCTAACACTTGTTACTTCAAAAGGATAAATTATACCCTCACCGCTTTCGTTAATTATATAACGCATATAAGGTGGCGGCACCGGGCGTGCAAATGATTCTTTTACGTAAACGTCTTTTAAGCTTTTGTACATATTTTTAAGCTCTACTGTTAATAATTGATTTAATCTTATTAAGTTTAAGATAAAGGTTATTTGTATTAATTGAATCTAAAAATGATTTATAATTAGGATTATCTAATCTCATCATATTATCACCTTCATACATTGTTAATGCATCTTTTACAGCATCACGAACGGTAAAAGCGTTTTCTTTAGTAACGACTGTTTGATACAATTGATCAAGGTCACCTTCTGGAAAATTCATTGCAGTTGCTTTTACAAGTAATTTTACAAGATCTACGTAACCCGCAGGAGCTATATCTGCTGGTTGTTGTTCTCCGGTTGCAGCAGGAGCTGCATTTGGATCAGGTGTTGTAGCGTCTGCAGCAGGTGCTTCAGGAGTTCCCGGGTCTTGCTCGCTTAAAAGGGTAAGGTAATTATCAATACGATCAGTGAATTTCACACAATTATTTATGTAAATAGAAGGTTTTTTGTTTTTAATTGGTTAAAGTAATCTTTACTTAAAAAAGTTAATTTATAACGTGCTACATATTGTTTGATACGACTAAATGTATATTTACTAAAGTCATATCGTGTAAGGTGAATTTCTATAGTTTTAAGAAAATCTATACCTTCTCCTGTGTTTTTATCAACTGCTTGTTTTAACTCTTCAAATGGTATACTTCCAATATAAATGCGTACCGGTAATATTTTTTTAAGTTTCAACATAATGTTATGCAAATACCTATTAACTTCACTTTCACCGTAAAAAGCATGAAATTTAGTAAAATATCCAAGAATCTCAAAATATAGAATAACAGGTGTACCTTTTTTATTTTTAAGAAAAAAATTACAAATACTATGAATTGTATGATGTAATAGCAGGCGTTTAATATCCTTAGAAAATTTTGGATTCTCTAAAAAACCGTATTTTTCCATGTCAGCTAACATTAATCTTGAAATTTCTTTACTTACAGAAGAAAAGTCAATAATTTTAAAATTATACTGAATTGGTGCTATCTCCTGGATCATATCCAGATTATACTTGATTTTTAAAAGACTGCAACTCTCCCTTTGGAATTCGGCCAATTCGTACATTTATAATGCCATTATAATAATCCTCGCGCATTAAGACATCCTGTTGAATTTGTTCCTTTATTTCATAATACGCTAGGGCCCATTTTGAATTACAAATTTTTATAATTTTAAAAATAAACTTATCTTTACCGTATTTTATAATATCCTCATTAAGTTCATTGGATGAACTGGTATACTCACGCCAATCTGAATCAACGTAATCAATTCTGTTTCGCCTCTTACCTTTAAGTGGTTTGCGCTTGAGTCTACTTTGACATTGTTTCTTACCAATGTACTTCTTATTATTAATAGAATTGGTTATTTCATAGATAAAACCAAAAAACTCACCGGAAACGGTGATACCTTCATTTAACTGCCAGTGACCTAATTCCATCTAGTAACTTACATTGATGGAGCCAAATTTCTACGTTGCATTTTAATTTTAGGTACCTTTGGCTTCTTATCTTTCTTACCTGGTTTTGATGGTTTAGCTATTTTAAAGTTCTCTTTTCCAAAGGCCCAGCGTGCATCACCGCCATTATAACCACCTACAGCCGGATCACCACTCCCTGGAAAGTGACCACCTGTACTGCCTGCTGGTGGTATACTAGGTGAGGTAAATGCTGTTGCTGCAGAATTCGTTAAATCCTCCATAATTACATCAAATAGTTTGTTAAAATTACTCATTGATTTTTAGTTACTGTAATATATACTTAAGCTTAATGTTAGAAGAAATCATTAAAGAGCTTGAAGAGGACTTAAAGATTAATGAATTGAATCTTAAGGACTATCAGTTACGCTTACCTGCAATTAAACATAAATGGGCTGGTAGATTGATAAGAA